AGGAAAGTAACGCCAACTGATGATGATAATAACTATTTAATGTCAGTTTTCGTCCCATTATTTCTTATTGGCTGCATTTCATATGTTGCATTTAGTATACATACGTTATCCATCATAAAAGTCGGTTTTGGATTTGCCATGAAGTATGACACACGCGATACTTTCTTTTGCAGGAATAAGTATATGTGGCTCAGTGAACATCCTAATGCTCGCTTTATGTTTATCGCTGAAGGAAATTATCGCGCATTAATACCTCACCGTGATGACTTTACAACATCACGTTTAACCTGTACGAGTAGTGAACCATTCTATTTACTCGTTAGGATACAAGACAAAACAGATTTTATGTTAGAGGCTTTAGAAAAGCAGGCCGCGATGCTTACTAGTGATCTAAAGATAGCAATATCACCGAATGTTCGATGACGATCTAAATCGCCAAATTTTCGGTAGCCAACCTGCTCAAAGCAGACTGTCAATTAGAGTCTGATCCAGTACAGTTCGAAGCATAAAGAAACTCTTGTCATACTACCGAATCATCCCGGATTGGCTTATAATCCCCACGTCAGCCTGAACAACTGACAACCTGTCGCGCCACCGGAGCAACGATGGCGCACTTACAACTGGTCAAACAGACCGCATCAGGGATCCTGCTCCCGGCAACACCGGAGAGTGAGGGCTTTGTACATTCAGTCAAAACTGGCGAGTGGATACACGCTGATTTCAGACGTGTCCGCAACTACGCCTTTCATAAGCGTTTCTTCAAACTTCTGCAACTGGGCTTCGATTACTGGACACCTGTCGGTGGTGTGCTTTCACCAGATGAACTTTCGCTGATAAATCGCTTTGTCACTTATCTTGTTGAGATGTCCGGTCATCAATACGGTGATGTTTTAACCTCCGCAGCGGATGAATTTCTGTTGAAAGAAGGGCAGTTACGTACTGGGGATGTTGCCTTACTGAAGTCTTTCGAGCCATACCGGGCATGGGTGACGGTTCAGGCTGGTTACTTCGATGAAGTTGTTCTCCCGGATAATTGTCGCCGCAGAATTCCCAAATCTATTTCTTTCTCCCGTATGGATGAAGATACGTTCCGGCAATTCTATAAGGATGTCTTTAACGTCCTGTGGAATTTCATCCTCTGTCGAAAATTCAGAACACCACAGGAAGCTGAAAATGTAGCGATGCAGTTGCTGGAGTTCGCCTGATGTCCGGGTTACGTAAAGCAGCTAAAGGTCGGCAGTGCCAGGTGAGAATTCCCGGATACTGTAACCATAACCCTGAAACCTCGGTTCTGGCCCATTACCGTCTGGCCGGTACCTGTGGAGCATCAACCAAACCCAACGATATGCAGGCATCTATTGCCTGTAGCTGTTGTCATGACCTGATTGATGGCCGGATAAAAACAACAGACTTTACCCGCACCGAACTTCGGTTAATGCATGCCGAAGGCGTAATGCGTACGCAACAAATCTGGAGAGAGGAGGGATTAGTATGATCTACCCGGTCACGACAGGTAAACCTGGTGAAATGCTTCGTCTCACTACGCTTGAGACGTTATGGGTACAGGGAAAGCTAAGAATGTGGGGGCGCTGGTCTTATATCGGAAATGGCCATCCGGGAAATATCTTCAATCAGTTGCTGGTCAGTAAAAAAATCACCCGCACAGGCGCCCGTGATGCGCTCAGGCTGCTTAAAAAATCAGGCACTACCAGGCCTGAACTGGAGCAATTTTTACGTGAGATATTGAACGGTAAGCAGAAAAGCTACCTTGCATACTGTACTGATTCTGAAGCACTGATAATCGACCGGGTTATCGGGGCAGTTCTGGCAGATCATCCCGCACTAAAGGCACTGCTTCACCAGCGTTACGAAGGACGGGGAATGAGTAAGCGAAAGATAGCTGAGAAACTTCAGGAAAAATACCCTGACTGGAGTTATGTTACCTGTCGGCGACGAATCGACCAATGGCTGTATATGGTTGAATACATGCTTTATATCCCGCTACGGGATTCCATTGATAGGAATGTGTGATGAGTTGTGCTTATCCACTAACTGAAACTTGACAGTAAAAAGCTGCGGGTGATTTTTGTGGAAATATCAATGTGCAAGATGAATGGAAGTATAACTAAGTTATATCAGTGTTTAAATGCAGGCGAAGAGTAATAAAGCATATGATTAAGGTCAAATTACGTCGCTGAAAAAGTATTGCAATTTGAGCCATAAACTGCTTCAATCACTGTATGCTTCGCAAAGCTGTATCGCGAGGTCAAGGATGCAGAACATGAACACCAGATGAACCCGCCACGGTGCGGGTTTTGTCGTTTTTAAAAGACGGCTTCAGGTGGACCTACTTGCCAAAAATCAGTGCGAAGATGAGCGCAATAACACAGATTGCGATAGCCATTTTTTCATGACACGGCATTCTCAGTTCTCCGTATAAAAAAGGGCCCGCGTCAGATAGCGGGCAAAATCACAATTGGAAAAGGTAAGAGGCTTAAGTGCTTCATAGGGGGAAGCCTGAGGACCGTAGTAATTTCTTCATAAACCTATCAAGTTCGTATCTGCAATTGTTTAAGTTCTGTTTAATTTCATATGCGCAGATTCACATTTTGGCATTTCAGCAAAATAAATATCTTGTCAGCCGCTGTCTGCGGGTAATAGGTTCCCCCCGTTGCAGTGAATCCCACTAGCGTAGGGGCATCGTCAGGTTTCGCTTCCACTGTTGACGTTGCGGTTAATACCATCGGGAGGCACCCGGCACTGCGGCAAATTGAAAACGGCGGTAATTCAGGGCTCACTTCGGTGAGCCCTTTTTCATTTCGCCGACATGATAAAAAGCTTGATCTAAAGCACCTGCCGTTTATACGTTACCTCCTGCGGTGAATCTCACCAGCGTGAGGGGTGTGGCACTATTCATTCTGCCAGTATGTATTGCACCACACCATGGATACGTTTCACCGGGTTGCGACCGGCACCGCACTCATATCGGGTCGTGGAGATAGATTATTCGGGCTCTACTTTTAAATTGGTCATTGATGTGATTTCTGAGCGGGAAAATGCAGAATAAATACAGAACTGCTAATGCTCTAAAGGCATATTTACGCAGTATCAGATTTACAACGAATCAGGTATTCTTAATTAGCATCATTCTGTTGGTCATCGGATTATTAGGGGCAATAAAACTTAGTGTATGGGCTCTATTGAGTTGAACAATAGTTACATGCTAATAAGATTTATCGCTTTATCTCCTTTTTTGGCGTAATAATTCAGGTAGGGTGGGTGTTAACAGTCTATTTAACTTGTTTGTGATTTACAGCCGAACAGATTGACTGTTGTAGCCTGCTGGTGATTTGTTTTTCTCATTCCTTTTTTACTTGGAGTGATGAACAATGATTACTATCGTACTGAATAAAATTAACCAGATCTTATCCCATGCTGACTTTGGTAAGTTCCTGTTAAGACTTGCTGTTGGTGGGCTGATGTTATTTCATGGTTTGCATAAGCTCTTTGCAGGAGTTGAAGGTATTAGCGGCATGCTTATAGCTAACGGCTTACCTGGATTTTTCGCATACGGAGCAATTGTGGGAGAGGTTTTGGCTCCAGGCCTGATTATTCTTGGGGTTCTTACTCGCCCCGCAGCACTGTTGCTGGCTTTTACAATGATTGTGGCCTGGCTTCTGGTGGGGGTAGAGGAAACATGGATGCTCGAAAGTACTGGCGCGTGGGGAATAGAAAGCCTGGTGTATTTTTTTGTTGGCTCTCTGTCAGTTGCATTACTGGGGGCAGGGCGTTATTCGGTCGCCAGGGGAACTGTATGGAATTAGTAAACCTGGATGGATGAATACACATTTAATGAACAGGGATGATGACGTTGAAAAAAGCCCGTCATACAGAACGGGCAAAATCACACATAAGCAGAAAATAATTGAGGTCGCTTCATGGGAGAAGCAGAAAGAACATAATGATTTTTTTCTGAACCGGTCAAGTGTGATGTCTTAGCTTTTTGAAGGTTTAATTCTCCGTGCGCAGTTTCGCATTTTGAGTAATTTATTTGGAAGAGGCCTTGCCTGCCAGAATCTGCGGACGATAAATTTTTCTCATTGCGGTGAATCTCACTAGCGTTGAGGCTTGCTGAAATGGAGAATTTTCGCGAAGCAGATTGTGTATCAGCGCGCAATCTACCGGAATAATAGCGGTCCGGCACCGCAGCGTCATGGCCCTTTAGCTCAGTTGGTCAGAGCGTGCGACTCATAATCGCCAGGTCGCTGGTTCAAGTCCAGCAAGGGCCACCAAAACCGCCATTAGCTCATCAGGATAGAGCATCAGCCTTCTAGGCTGATGATGCGGGTTCGATTCCCGCTGCCCGCTCCAGTTTTGAATGGGCGCTGCTTTTTGCAAAATTGCTGTGTAAAAATACTGACCTTCCGGTCCAGCGCTCATCCAAAAGCACTCCGTTAAAATCCTGGCAACCATGGGTGGTTTGTTGGATGGAGTGCCTCCGAATAATAAAACTCGCGTTATAAAGGCTGCGCATTTGCGTGGCCTTTTTCGTATTCAGATCTGCAGCATACTCAGCCCGGAAGGCTGAATTTTTTCACCAGTACACAGCACCATCCGGAAACCGGGGGTGAGGTATATGAAAATGAATGACAAAAACCCTGAATTCTGGGCGGCGGTTTTGACCGGACTCAAAAATGCGTGGCCCCAGTTACTGGGGGCATCAATGGCCGGACTCATTGCTTATGCCCGCCTGATATACGATGGCGTCACGCGAAAAAATAAATGGCTTGAGGGCGTCCTTTGTGGCGCCCTTTCTTTATGTATCACCAGTGCGCTGGATGCGTTTGGCCTTCCTGTATCGATATCACCCTTTGTCGGTGGCGTGATTGGCTTCGTCGGCGTGGATAAATTACGTGAAATTGCCATCAGTGCGCTTAAAAAACGGGCAGGGATAAATGATGAGAACCAGTAAAATTTCTCGCGGGATCCGCAACAACAACCCCGGCAATATCCGGTGGGGTGATGAGTGGCAGGGCCTGGTACCCAAAGCACAGCGCACTGATAAATCATTCTGCCAGTTCACTACGCCTGAGTATGGTATCCGGGCGATGATCATCATCCTGCGCAATTACCAGCGTAAGCACGGGCTGAACACGGTTACCGGCATTATTAAACGCTGGGCGCCGCCGAACGAGAACAACACGCTGGCGTATATCAACAACGTGGCTCAGGCGACGGGTGTTACTCCCGACCAGCGCATTGATACCAGTGACAGTCGTTTCATGATGAAGCTGTTGCAGGCCATTATTAAGCACGAGAACGGTAGCCAGCCATACAGCTTTGATACGTTTATCCGCGCGCTCGAACTGGCGGGTTAAGTGAGCGTGTATTAAAAGCGAAAACCCCGATTGCGGCAAACAGTCGGGGTTTTCTGTTTCTGCACCTTGAGGAAAGCAAGGGAGAAATTATGTATAGGGAGGTGTGTTCCCTGTGAGGAAGTATAAACGAATTCTGTTGAGGTTGACTATGAAAAACGGCCTTGAAATAGATGCTCCGTTAACAAAAGAAATCAGTAGTGCTACGGCATGGGCTATACGGGCTGTGGCGTTGACGGTTGTGCTGTATGGTATTGCGCGCCTGATTGTGGCGATTCGCTGGTGGTAGAGCCATGAACCGTATAACGATTATCGCAATAATTTCGTTCCTGGTTGTGGTTGTTATGCTGGTATTCAGCCGGGCCGACCTTGCTGTATCAGAAAGTGATAACCGGATCCTTCGCAATGATAACGCGCTACAGGGGCAGGTTATCGCCACTCAGGTTTTCAACTTTAACCGGTTTAATCAGGTTGCTGATAATACCAGCCGCCTTAACTCCCTGATTGATGCCGGTTCCGAAAAAACAGTTATTGAATACCGGGAGATACTCCGTCGTGAAAAAACCTGTGATTTGCCTGTTCCTGCTGATATCGCTGACGGGCTGCTCGACCACGCGTACCGTTTACGTGCCAGCGCAATGTACCCCGATCCCCGGAACGCTGATGCAGCCGGTGGTGACACCATTACCGCCAGCTCTCTGACATACTGCCAGGCTGTTCTCTGGATCGGGCCGCTGCTGGCTACTATTGAGAAGGCGAATAACCAACTGACTGGTATCAGTAAAATTGAGTTGGAACGCAAGCAACTAGGAAAAATTATGGAGTTAAAGGACAGAGACGTTAAGGTTGTAAATCATTTTAAATGAATATGAATGTGATAAATGTAAGTTGGGCTGAATAGTTTTCAGCTCTACATCATGTAATGATATGTATCTCGATAATTAAATTATTTTTTATAGATATATTTGTAGTAAGTGTGGATTTGAAGAGTATCTTAATAAAAATACCCTTTTCTGTCGAATGTTTACAAACGATAATTTTTATCCTATTGAAGGAAGTTCCGAGCCCGAAGAAAGTTTTGAGCAATCAGGTCGCCAATTGGATTTAAAACATATGAATTAAAGTCATTTATGGTCGATACGCCAAATGCATCTAGAGTTAACTTTAAAGCAGGAAATGTTTCAAAGAACATCTCATCGCTTTCAAAGCTGGTGATTCCAGTCCTTTTTCCAAGTAGGTCTTGATAGTTTGTTATGTATTGCTTGTCTGTGAAGATAACGCCTTTTAAGCTGAGGAGATCAATGTTTATTTTTCTCAAAGACTCTATTTTATCTAAGAATTTAATGTAATCAATATCATAGCGAGCATAGT